CCGCTGATAGGTCTTCAGAGTTGCCGTCCTCATCAACGATAACCTCCATCTCCTCCCTTGTGGCCGGACGAGGGATAAGCGGGAATCTAGCTGTCCTGTATCCCGTATTGGTAAAGAATCTTATACCCAACGGATATACCTCGTCACGCATGAAAGAGGCGTATTTAGAGCAAGCCACACCGTCTTTATATAGATTCTCCGTGGCTATCGATGTCTGCCATTTAACGAAATGACCCAAGAAATTAACGACCGGTTGAAGATTCCATTCATTCTCCACGGTCAAGCCGTATTGAAGAAGACGATTCCCGACAGACGTCATGCCTCTGGCTGTCTTATATACCGGTATTTCCTTGGATAACTTCTCCATGGTCGTACGCTCGCTATACTGATCCGTAAGGTAATAGATGGTCCTTTCCGTTATCGGATGTATACCTTCTATGAAATACTCAAGAACCGGGCTTTGCTCACCATTAAACCCAACCGTGTTCTGTATAACGCCTATCTTATAATGAGATACCTGCTTATCTATATTAGACACGGTAAGGCGGATACCCATGTTGGTTGACTTACCCCATAAACCATCGCGGATAACCATATCTTGACGATCGAATAACATGATTGGGTTGGTCAATGAGCAATATCCGGTCTTCTCAATCCCGAACTCATCGCACAACGCCACGCAGAACTGGTAGGTCCCGGCACGCAGGCTTCCCCCGAACTCCACGACCTCAGGCTCCACGCACGGGGCCGTCAGCAACGGGAACACCAGCAGCTTCTCGCAGGCCAGCC